AAGGTTTAAAAAAAGCCTTTTTCGCTCAAGAAGGCAATAACTCTATCTCCCTACGATGAGAACCGACACTTACTCGGCAGGCTACGTTCCGTACGTCTACGGCATTTGTTTTACATTTCGTTTTAAGATATGTGGCAATTTTTACCCCTTATCCTTGTCCAGTTTTTTGCTCAATAAACTTGACATCTGCCTTCAGCTTCTCAATATACAGCGTGGCATCCATCAATTCCTCCTGTAAGTGCGTAACCCAGTCAATGAAGTCTAAATCAGTTCGTGTTAGCATAGTGCCGTACTTCTCTATTCCTCGTTGTGAGCGGTCATAAAACTTGCTCATTACTTTTAGGACAATCGGGTCTTCTACTTTCTGGTTCATTGCTCTTTGTTTTTAAATTCGTCTAATTGTGCTTCGAGTAAGTGAATGTTCACTTTAAGTTGTTGGTTTTCTCGGTTAGAAACTCTCAATTGTTGTTCGTGATTTTCTACTCTTCTTTTGTAATATGACAATTCATTAATAGCTTTTTCGTATCTATCAAGAATTTCTCTTATCATAAGCTCTTTCATAGGAATTTCATTAAGGCATTGTAATACTCACGGCAATACTCTATCTTCTCTTTGATTTGGTCGATTACCTGTTCGTCTTTTTGTACATAGAATACTTTTACTCTGCGGTTCTTTGGTATTTGACTGAACTCGTGTTTACGTAAAATCTCCTCACGCAAGTCGTAGTCCTCGTCAATCTTATGCAGTTTCCAATGCGCTCTGCGGATTTCGTCTTCCACCATTTCGATAGGTGTATCAACAAGGCAGTAGCAAAGCATTGACTGCTGCTTACCAGTTAGCCACATATAACCTTGAAGCTGATAGAAGTAGTCTTTGTTTGGTATTTCGGTATCAAAAAACGGAAAGGTAGTAGCATCCCAACTTGATTTTACGTCAAGCAATACATCTTCCGTGTTTACGTCAGGTGTTCCCTTAACCCAATCGTTCTCGAAATACTCTTCGTTCTTGTAGATAAATTTCACGTCTAAGACATCATTGACAAGTGAGATAGATAAATCCTCAACTGCGTTGCCTTTGTCCGTGTAACGGCTTGAAAAGTCCTTGCGGATGCCGTATTTCTCTTCTAACACAAGTTCGTGGATGTAAGTTTTAGCCGTTTGGCTTAGTAGTTCGCCTTTAGAGCGTGGTGTTGCCATTATTTTACCAATGGCAGAACATCGAATCTTAAGAGCTTTCATAGTGCGTTGAGAATATCAATTTGACCTTCAGTTAATAAGAATGATGCTTCGAGTTTTTCACGAGTATACTCACCTTTGGCAATAGATTGTACTGCTGCACTAAATCGCTTTTGGTCAATGGCAGGTAATTTCTTCTCCGTCTTTACTTGCTCACCTGATGCGTCCGTGTCTTTGTCCGTTACTAACCCAAGTGCAGAACTTAGTGCATAACGACGGTAGTACGTTACACCTGAACCGAAGCCTTGATAGTCATTCATACCCTTGAGTTGAACGTAAGGAATCATACAAACCGATTCCATAAACTCACCGCTTTCGTGAAAGATAACCGTCTTGAGGCAGTTTTGACCTTCTTGGTTTGTAAGTTGTTGGGTAAATCCGAGTCCGTGTTTCTTTAGGATAGGATTGATTACCTCAAAAATCTTAGGTAAATCTGCGTAAGAATACCCGTAGCCTTGTGTGGCTTTGTGAATTACTGGCACTTCCTGCTGAAATGCTGCCAAACTTTTAAATAAATTTTTCATAGCGTGTTATTTTGTTATATGCAAATATAGAAATTATATTTATATAAAATGCAAATTGAGTAAAAATTTAAAAGATTTTAAATCATTAACACTCAACATAGTCATCAAGTCCTTTCTACCAGTACGTTGGTATAATTTTTTGTAGCATTCGTTAAAAGATGTTACATAAATTAATTCTACTTCTTTACGGCAATATTCTAATAGTTCTTGTTTTCGTACAATCATAAAATAACCATCAAATTGAAATGCTATTAATTCTGCTTTTGATTGTTCTGAACAACTACCTGCATATCCATTTACGTTTTTAAATTCAACAACAACGAAACCTTTTGAATGACTATTTTTATATCCTTTTACATCTACTCCCATACCTAAAATCCAAAAGTCTATATGGTTGTAAATATTGTTTTCTTCATCCGATTCGAAACAATCAATATTATTCAATTTACAAGCTAATTTAAAATTGTCCTCCCCATTTTTACCTGTGTCTAAGCTACAATTGATATGTTCTTTGCTTGACATTGCTTTAGCAATATTTGAAATCATAAATCTTTAATCTTGTTTTTGTAGGTTTTGATTATTTCTTTTAGTTCGTCAACTGACCATCTCTTTAATAAATGCGCTCTACCTTGCAATTCAATCAATTTTTCTGCTCCTATTCGTTTTTCTATACCTATTTGATAGTTCAGTAGGTTTCCGCTTAAATAAGTGTTGCAATGCTCGCATTGTAAGTGGCAGTTGTCTTCGTCAAACCTAACATTTGAGTGACCTCCTTGAGAGTAGTAGTGTCCGCAGTTTTTTTTGAGCGGTGGTTTTTCGCAGCTTATGCAGTTCAATCCTTTATCACGTTCCCTTATGTACTTATTGAAGACTACCTGTGCTTCTTTTAACCAGTCTGATGTTGTCTTGAGGTTCTCTTTCATTCGTGTTTTAGTCTGCTTCCATTGCTTCTCTTTGGCTTCAGCTACAAAAGCACGGACGCACTCGTCTTTAAGGCAGTATTTATGATTGAAGCGGATAGGCTCAAACTTCTCCTTGCAGTTCTTACAACGTGGCATCTTTGTATTTTAGTTCGTCTTTTAATTCTTGATAGGCTACTCGCAGTTGAGCGTTTCGTCTTGCAAGTTGATTCATTTCTCGGTTTAGAGATGTTATTTCGTCTTCGAGTAGGTTTATCACCTGAATCGTCTCAAGTAAATACTGCTCGCTTTCTTTGCCTCCGTTGATGTAGTCTTTGGCTTCAGGCTTTTCCTTTTCGAGTTTCTCTCTGACGTTCTTAATTCGTTCTTTAACCGTCCAAACAGTTGTCTTTGCCCATAAAATCTTTAGTGATAAGTCCATTTTAAAAAGGTGTTTGCGTTTGTATTTCTCTTGGTCTAAATGGCGATAAAGGGTCTACTCCGTTTATTTGGAATCCGATACCTGAATTGAAGTTGCAGTAGACTGGCTCATTTAGTGCCGTGTGCTTGCCTCCTGTCTCCGTGTCTTTAACCTTTTCTACTCCTACCCAAGTTATCAGCTTCATTGTTTCGTGTTTGATTAGGCGGTGAATTACAAACATATCATCACAACGATTCAAAAATGCCTTACCACCTTCTATGTGGTCTTTAAGTGGTGGCTTTAAATGTCCTTTCCATTCTCCGTCTTGGTATAGGTTACCTGTTCTACCTGATTCGGAGTTAGGGTGCGTGTTTATGTAAATTGTCATTCCTGTCTGATTGACAAACTGCCTTGCTCGGTTCATAAATTCGTAGTTACCTGCAAAGCTCATCTCACGGTCTAAGCCTGTAAACGGGTCAATTAATCCTACATTGCATCCACTTTGTTTAAACAGTTCAAGTATATCGTCAGGTTTGTAGAGTTTCGAGTTGTCTATGAATGTAAAGAACTGCTCTAAATAAGCAAGGTCTCCGCTGATTTGTGAGTGGCTTAATTTACTGAAGTGCTTGCCTCTATACATTTGAATCATATCTCTAAGGATTTGACCTTTCTGATTCTCACCTGACCAAATGCAGAATGTTAGTCCGTGTTTAAGTGCAAGCGTTAGAAAGTACCAGTTTATCCAATACGTCTTACCAACGTTGTCGTGTCCTAAAATGATGTTCAGTTGCTTAGGCTTGAATCTCAAATGCTCATCTAAGAAGCAGTCAAGTCCGAGTCCTTGTTTGATTTTACCATCTCGCACATCCAACAGGTATTGTAGTGCATCTCCTTGCTTACTTAACATAGTCCTAATTTTCTTGCTAATAGTAATTCTTTAGGCTCTTCAACTTCGGTAGATTTTTTGTTTTTAGAGAGCCATTTGTTAGCCGTCAAATATAGTGAAGTATATTTCTTGTTGCCTTTGAAATTTTCTATGGAGTCTAACACATCATCAATTTCGTTTATGGAATATTTATCCAACAGCTTCTCAACGTCAGCATTAGTTATATACAAGTGAGCGAAGCTCCTATATATATCTTTAGATATAACATTAACATTATCATTATCATTTACAGCTATGTTTGCTATCGTTTGTATGCCTTTGTTAGCATTTGCTATCTCTTGCCATCGTTTGTTAGCACCTGCTTTACCTGCTTCGCTTCGCTTTACTTTGACATCTTCGAACTTTACAAGGTCTCGCTTCAGTTGTTGCTTGATTGGTTCAAATGCAATCTCTACCAATGGATTATCAGTAGTAGGATTTTGGTCGTTTACATATCTCAACAAGTGCTTCAGCAATTGCCCTGCATCCGTGTCGGATAGTTTCTCTACGGTGTGAATCGCATCACAATAGAGGATAAATGATTTTTTGTCTTTTGCCATTGCAAAAATTTAAGTAATAAAAAAGCCACTTTAAATCCCAAGCATCCGACCTCTTGTTCATTAAAATGGCTCAATAATACCTTAGCGTTTATAATGTCGGATGAACGCATTTACAAATATAAGTCAAATACTTTAATTTGTTTCGTACTTGCCCAATTTTATGTGTCGCTGAATCTTTTTGAACTGGGTGTAAGTCTTTGCCTTGAGTACGTCTTTTGCTAAATCAGGTGCGTCATCGTAGTAAGGAAGCGTAGCACCGTGTAAGACATCATCTATTTGCTTTGTAGCAATCTTGTAGTCTTCGTATCCGAACCGATGTAAGTCTTCGTGTTGACGTAGTCCGTGAATGATTGTAGCGTGATGTTTACCTCCGAACTTCTTGCCTATCTCGTCTAATGAGAATCCTAAAACACGGAGTTCATTATAAAGGTAATAACGCTTGTAAATATACTCCCTGCTGCGATTCTTTGACCATAGCTTGTGCTGCTCTATAATCTCTTCTATAAGCTCTAATTTCGTCATTTTGAATCTATTGGGGTTACTATAAATTTTCCTAACTGGTATTGTCCTGTTTTTAGCAAATCCTGCTTTTTCCAATAAGCTAATGATTGGGATGTGAGTATCCATTCCTGAACTACCTTTTGTCCTACTTGGTATGTTAGTTTATATCTCATCTTTACTAATTTTGTTGTAATAGTAAACTCCAAATCTTTCTATTTCTTTTTTAGTTGTTTCATACATAGGAATCAAATTGAAACCATTTATGTTTCTTAAACCATCGTAATATGTTTTCATTATCTGCTGCTTTTCTTTTTCAAGTTTAAACTCAAGCAGTTCAATAATCTGCTCGCCTGTGTAAACATTTTGCATTCTATCGTTTTTCAGAAACTTTATTAATTCTTGTATTGCGGTCATAGCTTTTCTATTTCTTTTTTTACTTCTTCCCAATAATCTATTGTTAGTCTATTTTGCCAATGATGCTCGTGTAAAGCCTCAATTACTTCATCAACTGCAATTAAAGCGCATTGCTTTGCGTGGTATTCGCTATCGAAAGCAACTTCTGTTACCTTATCCCATTCAACGGTATGCTCCATAAACATATCTACCAGCTCTATTGCTTTTTCTTTAGGTGTCATATCTCTTGCATTTTGATTTCACAAATTCGGTTATAAAGACCAAAGTTAAAGTTATCCCAGTACCTATTTAGTTGGTAGTCTCTAAATGAACCACCAAGTCCCCTCATCGTTGTATTCTTTAACATAGGCATCTTCAAAGGTGTTTGCTTCGTAGATTTTTTCAAGGTAGTCATCGCAGTCTTTTGTTTGTTTGATTGTAAGGATTTCATTGTAGTTCTTTTTAGTGATTTTGTAATTAGAATAAGAGTCGTAAATTTCTATTTCGTATTCGGCTAAGATTTCGGCGTTCGTGTCCGTGTCGCCTTCGTCCCAAAGGGTAACGAATAAGTACACAAAGTTCTTGTCCGTATCTCGGTAGACCTCAAAGTCTTTTAGTTCTGTAACAATCATTTTATTTGAATTTAGAGTTATAAACGTGGTTCGAATACTTAGCGTAAGACTTTGGTAGTTCGTGCTTAGGCTTAAAATAGGTTTGGTAGTTCCGTGTTTTTGCATCTTGGCGGTGCGGTGTAGCAGTTGCCAGTAAGTAAATAAAGAACATAGTTCCTAAGATAAATACTACTCCGCTTCCTAAAATCTGCTTTTCGTCCGTGTTCAAGTCCTTAAACAAAAACGAATACTTCTTAATTGTTCTCATTGTCAAAAATTTTATCTTTTAATGTACATACTGCGCTCCACTCTGCGCCACATCTTTTAGTGGTGTTGTCATCGTATCCATACGCCTGTTGAGCATACAGGTAATCTTCGTAAAGCTCTCTCTCTTCGTTGAAGATTAGTTCTAAAATTTCTTCTTTTGTCATAGCGTTGTTTTTAAATGTTATATGCAAATATAAAACAAAGGTTTCAATTATCAACACTTTTTTTTAACATTTTTTTAGATTTCCTTATTTGACGGGGGTTTTAGACGCAAACTTTTTTTTACTTTTTAAGGATTTACCCTTATTTTATTACAAAATTGAATATTATTTACCCTTATTTTGTGACATAAAGTAGCATATAAGGTGCAATATAGTGTGAGTTTAGTCGGTTTATATTCGATTATGTACGCAAATGTTCGCAAATATCCTATTATAATACGAAAAAAGCCTCCGATTAAGGAGGCTCTTACGCTATGAATAATGGCAGGTGTCACAAATATACTTAGAATAAGTGACTCAAGCGTGCGATTTGTCCGTGTTTTTTATGATGTAAAAATCCTTCGATAGCTTTCGGAGCGTGCTGATAGCCGTTGCGGTGATGCCAGCTATCTGTTCCTGATGGTGAGCGCAATGATTCAACAGTTACTCCCTGATAGTCTTTAGACATTTTATGGTGAACGTGGTGCATATAAACGTACCTGTGTTTGGTTAAGCTCCAATCCATAGGGAACTCGGTAGCCAACAATAGCGGTAAATCCTGCTGCTTCGCTCCATCTCCGTGCGTAGTTCCTATGAGGTTCTCTCCGTATCTAAAAGCCTTGCGATGTGAAAGAGAGCAGTCGAAAGTAATGTTTGTAGCTTGGCGAAAATGTGTTTTGATACAATCAGCAAGAAAGAATCCGTGAGTGTAATCGTGGTTAGAAGGATTGAACACAAAATGTACATCAGCCAAAGCGATAAGTTTTTCAAGTAAGTCAACATATAATTGTTTTGCGGTTAAAAAATTACGATACCACATCCCATCGGTGTCTTGTGGAGTGCCTGAGGTTGTAGTTCGTCTTGGAGTATCTATGTGGAGAATATCGTTTCCACCAACGAATAAAATTTTGTCTATATGAAAGCCTGCGGACTTGTCTAAAATGCCTTGTACACCTTCTAAAACACGTTGTACGGCTATCTGAGAGTTGTAGTCCTCGCCAGTTTCAAACGCATCGCATAGTTTTCCTATGTGGATGTCAGCAGGGTCTATAACTAACAGGTGTCCTTCTTCGCTTTGAGTTCGTGTTATCGTAGGATAAGACGGACTATGCTTTTCCATCTCTTCCAACAACTCATCTTTGAACTCGTTGAACTTGTCTTCTTGTCCGTTAAAGTTCGGATTTTTAAAGAATAATGATGCCTGCTTAGATTTTATCCATCCGTGTTTTACGTCCTTGTCATCTAACCCCATTGAGTTAGATTCTTTTTTTATCGCTCTGTATTGTTCAATGATTTCTACCTCATCTGATTTTAAGCGATAGCGTGTTTGTCTCATAGCGTTGGTTTAAAGTTGCGCAGTAGCCAGTTGGTTATCATTCCTACTACAAATCCCAAAACTAACAATAATATGTTCGGTTTAGTATTTTTGCGCTTTTCAGTTTTCCATTTGACAACCTCTACTTTTTCAATCATTCGCAGGGTATCTCTTTTTAGTTTGTACTCGATACGCTTCTCAAATCGCGTTTGAGGCACGAAAGAACGCTTGTAACGCACGATTGTATCTTTTTGGACTAATACCCTTTCCCACATAATAGAGTCCCTTAAAACGTACGGAATTGAGTCGACCGAAGTTATTTGAATTGTATCGGCAACCTCCTCGCACTTATAACCTTTTTTAAAGGCTTTACGGACGTGGTAATTTACCGAACAAGATGTCGCAAGTATTGCCAATAAAAGCGACAAAATAACGGAGCTAACCGCCAATCTCGAAGTGCATCCAGTCATAGTTCTTTTCTTTACCGAGTGAAATAAATCCGTGTTTATAAAAAAT